TCTCTAACATTATTTTCAGTAGGTTGTTCAATCTCACCACCATTATCTATGGTGGTGAGATTTGTTTCTCTTATTACATCTAAAATATTAGGCATTAGATTTAACAATTTCAAATTTATATTCTACTGATTTAGTAGGAACTAAACAATCAGCCCAAATTTCTGGATACTTCTCTTTGAGTTTTTTTGTATCAACTCTACCAGATATTAATATAGGTTGTTTGTTTTCATTCAATAGTCTTGTTCCGTCGCCTTTAACTGCATAAGAACTTTCACGAACTATCTTTGAAATTGTTGTTCCATTGAAATCACCATAAGTATTAGATGAAATTTTTATTTTAGGAACTTTGGTAAGTTTAACAACAGATGTATTTAACTCATCAAAAATTTCTTGTACCAAATTTTTATTAGTCGCTAGAACTTTTTGTTTATCTAATACTTCTTGTTTTAGTAAACCATACTTTAAAATAAACTCCTCTTTAAACTTTGTTAAATAAGAGTTTTTAATATTAAGTTTTAATTGTGTCATTATTACCTCTCTTTGTTTAATTGTTAACACAATTATATTAAACCACATTTTTATAATAAAAAAAATAGTTTTTTATTTTTTTTTGGTAAGTTTTATCGAGTCCGAGCGCGCCCAGCTCGGAAGTTTATGGAGGTTTAAAAAAAGCCAGACCACGTCGAAACGGGAAACGGGACGGGGTTTACTGATTATTTAAAAAACAAATGACTAGAAGGCAAACTGCTAGGAATAATCCTAGCAGTTCAAGGAAGGAACTAATTAGCAAATCTGAAAACCTCCAGAGTGTCGTGCAAAGTTAATAAACTCTTTAACATTTTCCTTATCAAATGGATAAGAATCGTCCCAGTTTTTTTGTGCATTGATTTCTTTCCAATGATTATTATAAGGAAAAGGATAGTCTATTGGTGCAAGGTTTTCACCAGGTCTTAATCTTTCAACCTCCTTTTTAAGATCTGCTAATTTCTGCTCTACTTTTTTATTATGCTCACTTGCAATTTTTGCATTAGCTTTAGTAGACTTCTCAAGTTCAGCAACATAACCATTTTTAATTAGGTTGCTTAACCTTCGAGCAATAGCGAGTGCAGTATCTTCATCGAACTCTGTGCCACTATTATTATATAGTCCTTCCATTTGCTCATCAGAAAGTAAGTTATGACATTTAGCATGTATAAGGTTGGCAAGAGGTCGCCACCACCACACATTATTACGAAAATAATAACCTGGATTTTCTTCTTCAAATTTATTTAAAGCTTTGAAGTAAGCATCTTTATCGTCATCTGTTGCTTTATCCCAATCAATCGTTGGTCGTTGGCTTTTTAGGTTAGGGTCTAACCCATATATATCAAAACCCATTGGGTTCTCCTTTCTTTATTGTTAACAATTTAATTATAACAAAATGGAAAACATTTGCAAGAAATTTTTTTTATGTATTTCCGTCCAGAAAGTTTCCCCGCTGCGCCCGCCGCTAGCTTTTGCTGCTTAATAAAAAATTAGACGGACCCGAAACGGGAAACGGGAACGGGTTTTCATAGGATGCAGCACATGAGGACCACGAATAACCAAAAGGTCATCCGTGGATAACAGATAATCATCACCGCCAATGTAAGTAAATATCCCATTAGTGTTTACTAATCTTACTATTACACTTCGGACATTCCGGATCTTCAACTTTAGCGACAAGGTCCTCTGTATTATTAAGGGCAACTTCAATTGTGTGACGAGCTTCTTCTAATGAGGGTGCCGAACTATATATAGCTTGTATTATATTAATGAGAGCTCCCTTTAATGCGTTTTCCACACCGAGAGATTTTTCTAGATTGCAAAGGTACTGATCTGTTTGATCGTAAGCTTTCTTCATGCCTGAGGCACTTAATTTTTTTTTCATTGTATACTCCTGTATTGTTAACAGTTTATATATAACAGCTAATACAGCTAGCTGTCAACCTGTTTTTATGGTCGGTCAAAGGTGCAGATTTCTGGGCTTTTCTTTACCGAAGGTTTCCCGCTGCGCGCGCTTCGCTGGTTCTGATGGAATGATAAAACCCCAGAAAACTAGGGCTTTCAACGGGAAACGGGAAACCAGATCAGGGCTGCGCAGGGCCTGGTCGGTGCTGGCAGGATTATAAAAACCCAAGGTTTCTGCGGGTTACGGGAAACGGGACTGCGCTGCAGCGCGCAGGGCCAGCTGCTGTAGAGCTCTTCTTATACTTGAGTGGGGAGTGCGAAACGGGAAACGGGAAACGGGAAACGGGAGTCCCGGCTCACGGATCTCGAGAATTTGGAACTCGGTCTTCAAGAGGGAGTAATGCAAGATAAAAGCTTTACCACCAGATCTGTTTCTTTTTAAGAACCAATTTATTTGATATTTAGATATTCCATAATTCTTAGCATCATTTGATTTTAATTCTAACCAAAATTCATTGCCGTCCATACAAGCATTAACGTCAGGTATTCCGTTGATTGTAGAGGATTCTATTCTAACAAAATGCCAAGTCTTTTGTTTTTTTTGAATCAAGTTAATATGACGCCAAATTTCACTTTCTTTCATTAACTTGTTTTGGTGTTACATCTATAATATTATCTGCATCTTTTATCTTATTTTCTAACTCTTTAAGTCTCTCTTCTAACTTATCTCTGCTCATTCCCTCCAATGTTGTATGTGCAATTTCTTTCTTATCAACAAATTGACCAGCTAATTGACCGGCTCTAAACTCAGCATTTATTGCACCCGTATATTGTCCTTTCATCTCTGCGCCATTTCTTAATCTCTCAAATATTTTATAACGACGTAATTTATCCTTCTCATACTTTTCTTGTTCTTCTTGTAGTTTTATCTCAAGATATCTACAAACATGTGGGTTAAGTTTTGGGTTTGTAAGTCGACTAGCTATGACAGCGATCGATTCATTTGATTGGTCTGTGCTGTACCCTGCTTTTCTTAACGCATCACTTTTCGAAATATTACCCCAATCAGCTACTAAACAATCAACAAAAGCTTTTTGTTTTTCTGTTAAATCTTTTACAGTTCTTAAATTTTTTGGTTTTTGCGGCATAATTTATTATAATGTATTTTCCTAGAAAGTAAATTTTCAAAAAGAAATTGCAGGGTTTTGTCCATAAGAGTTTTGTTATTTTCCTATTTTTTGGGAAAAATTCCTAGTTTTTTCCTAAAATATTTTGCAATATTTCCTAGTTTTCTCTTGTTTTTCCTAGTTTCCTAAAATATTTGCTATGTTTTGAACTTTTTTAAAAAAAAGTTTGTAAGGAATGACATTATAGGATATATTATTACTTAACCACAATATAGGGGGATTGGTTAGATTTTGTCACAAAAATTAAAATCCCCCTTTTTTATTGACACTCCAACACATTCAGGTTATACATACTTAAGCGCAAGAGGCTAATATTGTTAACACATGTATACCTTTCCAGCTTCTTGCGTTATCCTTACAATATGTTAATTCTAGAAATCTTATGTGCTGCTACTGCTGTAATATCTATTTATATTTATGGCAATCAATCTTGGTATGCACCTTTGTTTGGTTTCTTTTCTCAAATATTTTGGGTTGCCTGGGCAATATTAGATAATCACTATGCTATGTTGTTTTTGTCAGGTGCAATGATACTAACCCACATTAGAAACTCCAAACAAATGAAAACTATACAAAGGCTGAAACAAAAATTGTACTTAAAAAAGTTGTAGGCGTATCTTTTACTTTATTTCTAAACACTGTCAAATCTCTTCGTAATTGTTTTTTATACTTAACATCAGCTTTCAACATTTTTTTATAAAGCTTATCATAATCAAACCACATGATTTGCCGGTGTGTAAATTTTAATTCATGATTTTTTAAAGCGCGTACGTAACATTCTTGTATGTCATCAGGATCTAAATTACCCCAGGCACAAACAACTTCAAAATCTTTTGACCCTTGTAATATCCAGTTGTGAGCAAATATTTTTAATAGTGAAGCTTTTCTGTCGCTTTGAATTATCATGGAATCTTCTAATGCATTTACTACAACAGCTCTCCATAATTTTTGTTCTGCATCTAATTTTTCTGCATCAAGAATACTTCTTGCAAATTTTAACCCCATTGTTCTCATTAAATGCGGTGATGTTAACATCAGTGTCCATAATCTTTAATTAATTCTTTAAGTAAAACTTTATAAGTAGCAGCATATAAACGCATCTTTTCACCTTTTAATGATTTATAATGTAAGTAATCCTCTAATACACCATCAATAAAAAACATTTTATCGATAGAACTCATTGATTCTAGGTTAATTATAGCTACGTCATCGTTTAACAAGTCTTTCCAATTAATTTTAGTCATAATTTTATCGTAACTATTTCTAATCATCTTGACCACCCTTAACCACTTTTAACTTTACAATGTTTTGTTTTTTATCATCTGTTTCATAATATGTGTGTAAAAGTTTTTGATACAACTGCTGTGTATAATGAAAATCAGAATTTACAGAGATAGCGTAAATAAAATCCATGACCTTTTTAAAGTCTTTTTTTGTAAGATTTTTGCTTAAAAGATCAAATATTTCTTTGTTTTTGTTTAAATCACTTAACATAATGCTCCAAACCTCCCCTGGCCATGCCCCGTGATCCGTGTTACTAGATTATTTGTCCTTTTTGTAGATATCTGGATCGTATCCACCTAGGTTCATTTTTCTTTGGTACTCAATATTCTTACTTTTAAACGTCGGTAACTGACTATCGCAGTTTGGGCACACGAACCTAAGGTTCTCGAGCCTATGATCATTTTTTACACCATTTATGTGGTCAAGTACAAGCACTAATTTTTTTTCTTTCCAATCACCTTTATTTTTACAAAAGGCACATTCATATTTTATAAGTTTATCTTTTAACACTCTAATTTTAAGACGCGCTCTGTTCGTGTACTTCGAGTCTTTAACAAAAAGCTCTTTTACAGATATACTTGTATATTGGTTTGCCATACCCCGTCCTCCAATTACAGAATAAGGTATTGACAACTTTGTGTCTAGTGTTTGCGGATTTTCTTAAATACAATACTGCAGTAAGGACACATAACTTTGTCAACCCCCTCAAGTGATAAGTAAATTAGAGGGTGACCTCCAGAGTCCTCACCTTTGCAACACACTGTTGTTTCGTTAAAAACTTGTATTGTTTTCATAACTTAGTTCGAGCCCCTGAGTGACCTGAACCACCACAAGCATTACAAACATAAGTGGTATCTATCTCTTTATTAGCAAGTCTGTCATATTTTATAAAACCATTACCATGACATTCTTCACAAATTTCATAAACTAATATTTTCTTTTTTAACATTATTCTTTTTCCTTTATTACACATTCCTGTTTATATTTTGTATAACCAAATATAGTTACTGCTGGTTTTTTTGGATCTGCTTTCGACCAACCTTTATCAACCCATACACAAGTATAATTTCGTTCTGCATTTTTTCTTGCTACAAAAAAATCTGCATTACTCCAAGTATATAAATTAATCGCTAGTCCTAGTATTATTGTTTCCATTTTTGTTAATCCTTTTTTCTAATTTTTTCTTTTTAAATAATGGTGCGAGTTTGTATTCATCGACAAGTTCAATATCAAACTCTTGTATGATTCTCGAATATCTAAACCCCTTGCGCACTGTATTTGTGCTAAAGTTTAAACAGACATATCCGAGAACTTCTTGATTGTTTAAGTGTCTATTTGATAACATAATTTTATCTGCAACAGCACAACTTCTAATTTTACCAAAGTAATGTTCTTTATAATCACCAGTAGCCGTAAAGGTAAGTAAAAATAAATAAATACTTGGAAATATCATTTTATCTCTCTACAAAAAATGTAATGATGATCTTTCCAGTGATGACATGACTGCACATGTATAGCCTTCATTTTTCGACCACCAAACTCAAACTCTGAATCCATCGTGACACCACAACTAACCGGTGCTGATATATGAATACCTTTAACATAATCATCATGCTGCAAAGAATCATCACGATATGCTGCAGCATAATTTTTTGTGGTTTTATACAATAAAAATTGCGCCCATCTTAATTTAGTCATTTATCCCCCAATAAAACTTTTTTAAATTCATCAATGCTCATGTCTTTTTTCTTTGCCTGGAAAGCTACATGATCATCAATCAATTTTTTTACATAGACTCCAGGTGACCTATATTTTATTTCACCTAACGCTTTCAACAAACGATATTGGTCTATTGCAATTGCTACACTCTTCCATTTATGGACATTCATTTTATCTCCTTTCTAATCATGACAAAAACAAGTATCAGTTGCTGAATCAAATTCAAACAACTCTAACTGGTCTTGAGTGTTCTTTAATAATTTTGCATAACTAGGTCTGTCTTTCCTAAAGTATGCAGCTCGATCGTTTCCTGTTCCTATATTTTTTGTTTCTTGTTTAATCCACCAGTCCGCTAGCTTTGGATCTGATTTCATTATGTTTCTGATAGTATTTGCACCTTTCAAAAAACATAAATCGCAGTTACCTTGTGGTGTCTTACCACCTATGTTGGGTAATTCTAAATCAAAACTGTTCTCACTCCAGAACTTAAATACATCTTGAACTGTTTTACGAGCATCATGTAATGGAGCTTCAGTTTCCCATCGTTCTTTTTTATTTCTGTTAGCAAGTCTTGCAACTCTGTGTGGCTCATCATAACGCAAACCGACATAGCTATTCCAATATTCAAACCCTTTGTAAAACATACAATAAGATCGCATAGGTTTTATCTTTAAATAAGATGTGCAATATCGTGTAACAGGATTTGGTAAAAATTTTTTGCTGTCGATAAGCTCTTCATAAGGTCTGCCATCTCTTGACGCCGTTTCGTAATTAACTATTCTTATTTTATGCTCTTCGTTGTTATCCCACTCAACCCAAACGATAGGAACATTCCAATTAGTTTCACAGGCATGAACAAAATCTAATGTTTGTGGCATTTCTTTGCCTGTATTAGCAAACACCACAGGCAGATCGTCTGGCAGTTTACCATTAAAAGCTTGTAATATGTGATACAACATATATCCGGAAGTTCGACCTCCAGAAAAATTTATGACACCTGGTGTTTCTAACTCAAAAGGATTACTCATCGCCGTGCTTTGCTGCATATTCTAAATTTACCAAAGCTCGAGCGGCATCAGTGCCAAACAAAGTATAACCAAACTCATTTTCAGGGTCAGTTATCTTTAAATTTTTAAGTTTATCTACAAATACATTTAATTCTTCGTTAGATGTAGGTTGACCACGATGATCGTTTATATCTACATCGCTAAGTATTTCACTTATTTGTTTTAATAACTTTTTTACTTTTTGTGACTTCATAATATCCTAAGTATATATAACTTTATAAGAGTAGTCAAGATATATTGACACTACTTACAATTATTATATAATGTTAGTATGATTAATACACAACTACTAGAAAAAAAAGTTGCTCTAGAGCATTTGTGGACTAAAAAATACATTGAAAAAGGTAAGTATACAACAGATATGGTGCCTTTGACAACACAAATTAAAAAGCTTACAAAGCAGCTTATGATTAACGACTAGGTAGCCATACCGAAGTCATCACCGACGGCAACGTCGACAACACTTGGAACTTTGAGTTTCATGCACCCCTCCATTACTGTCTTAATTTTTTCTATTTGACTTTTGTCCTGTAAATTAAAACACAATTCATCGTGTATCTGTAACAAAGGCGTGAAACCATTCTCATGACAGGCTACGATTGCTGCCTTAGTTTGATCTGCAGCAGATCCCTGAATTAATCTGTTTAATGCTTTATATGTAAAAGCTCTCTTTATATTACTAGAACCATATTTTGCTGAAGCGTTTTCAAACTTTTCTGGAGTATGTACACCAAAATCTTTTGGCTCCCACAGATCGAAACGACACTTACGACCAAGCTTAGTCCTAATCACACCCTCACTACTTGCTTTTTGCATACATCTATCTGATAATAATTTTACAAAAGGTGCTTTAGTATTGTATTTATTTATTAAACTTTGTGCCTCCTCAAAACTTACACCTAACATGTTTGATAATTTATGTTTACCCATACCATACATCAAACCTAAACCGATTGTTTTAGCTTGTTTACGTTCTATACCCACAAGATCAGCTACTGTTTGATGGAAGTCAGCACTTGCATTTGAATAAGCATCCACTAATTCATGTGAACCCTCATAGCCTTCACCAATACTAGCTGCATAGTGAACCACGAGCCGTGGCTCTTGTTGCGAGTAATCAAAACTTGCCCACAGATCACCCTCTTCCGGTAAGAATAAACCTCGTATCATAGGTCCGAACTCTTTATTTCTTGCTGGCAGCTGCTGTAAATTAGGATTTGACATTGACAAACGACCTGACACAGTGCCTCCTGAGTCTGATCTTAACTGATTTATCTCACCATGTATTCTACCATTATGCTCATACTTCATTATAGAATTTAAAAAAGTATTATGAAATTTATTTATCTCCCGGGCTTGTACAATGAACTTAGAAATCTCATGCTCACTATTTACTAACCAATTTTGTGTAAAGCTTGGCTCACCTGACTTTGGTGTTTTGGGGTACTCAATATTTAAACGATCAAAAGCAAAACCTATTTGCCTTGCGTTCCATATGTCAACATCTTTACCTACTAGTTTATTTATCTGCTGCAATATAACCTTTTCTTTTTTAATAAAATTATCTTTTAACTGCTCTGCTTTTTCTTTATTTACACGGATACCTTTTTGTCGCATTTTAATAAGTATAGGCAACAAATCTCTCTCAAGATTCCAAATTGTTCCAAGATTTTGTTTACTTATTTCATGTTTAAAACGCTGCCATAAAAGATACGTGAGCCGTGCATCTTGTTCCGCATAATATCCAACATGTTCTGCTGGTAACTTCCACATCTCCATTTTAGGATCAACACCATGCGCTTTTGCTGCTTCTATTAAATCTGTTTCTGCTTTTAATTCACCTATGTAATCTTTAGCTAGTGCATTTAATTTGTAACTGTATCTGTTTTCATCTATTAAAGCACCAGCAATCATGGTATCTACAATCTGGCCACGCACATCGATACCATAAGCTTTAAGCCACCCAACATCATACTGCGCATTATGAAAAATTTTACGACAGGGTAATCGACATACATCGTGCATGTATTTTAAAACTTGTTCTTTAATTAGATTACCACCACCAAAATGACCAAAAGGGTAATAAGCTTGAAAACCCTCTGTTGCCACAGCAAAACCTATAATCTCACCACGACCTAAAGCCCATCCTGCACCAAGACCTTTATTAATACCATCATCTCTAGTTTCTAAATCAATAGCTATCTCTTCTGCATCACTAAGATCTCTATATTCTAATGGTGATGACCATATATGCTTTTTAAAATTAAATGTCAGTTGTAAGCTAGTCATCCTTGTAATCTCTTTCTATTATCATGTCTATATAATGTTTTGCTTTCTCAAGATCGTCTTTACCACCTTTACCTTTGTGTCTACATACGTATTTGATAACGTTGCCCTCAGCAAAAAGTATTTTGTTTTCATTAATAAATTGTGAAGGTTGTATTTTAAACACTGTGTAGTATTGACCACCTCGTGTCCATAAATTATTTTTCATGTAAAAAATCTCTTTTTATTTCATCAAGTAAGTTCAAATAAGTTAGTTGATTTTTGTCCTCTTCAAACTCGATTGTCAGCATCATTCTTACACCATTGTAATTAATAACCATATGATCTTTTTGATTATTAAATATAAACCTGCTGCCAGGATAATATTGCAGCTCTATAACAGAATGGTTTACATCGTTGTATTCTCTAAAAAATGTGTGTGATTCATTTGGTGTCATAATTAGAGAGTTTATACATACACCCCTGTTTGAGTCCCTGTGCCAGTTGTATATTGTTTTGTCCTCCATTTTTAAAACACCAGCTTTATATTTATGTCTGCCGTATAACCAAATATAAAAATCATCTGCAAACAAAATGTTTAGTGGAATCGGTGTTGCTGTAAAGTTAAAATATTTTACCCATTGGGTGTCAGGATTAAACACTACATTGTGCAATTCAGGACTATAAAATTGACCTATGGGTAATTCTTCAAAGTAAGGGCTCATTCTCTCTCCTGTATGTAAACCAAGTAATCCATGCCTATCGGATAATTATACTTATAATCTGTGGATAATATATGTAAAGTATTTTTTGCCCGTGTAACACCTGTATAGTATACACGTTTTTCGTCCGATTGTTCATGGGTATTTTTATTAACAAAGGCTGAAGGCCAATTGGTTTTAGAATAAATCAACACATTATCTGCCTCACCACCTTTAACAGAGTGAATGGTGTCTATGATAATTTGAGGATCTGCATTTAATTGTTTTTGCCCGTATCTTTTTAATAATCTAATAAAATATGTTACCTGTTCTGGTTTAAAGTTGCGCTGTAATATCTCCCACCATGGTTTGTTTTTAGCTTCATCTGGTAAGTCTAAACCACACCACTCTTTTAATCCTTTGAAATCATATTCTTGGTAATCAGGTAGACTACTCCAAAACTTATCACGTCTAAAACTTAAATCTTTTAATTCACGAATAAATTTAAACATCGTTTCAGCAGCTCTCTTATCTAAGCTTTTACCTTTTGTGATTTTTGTCCATGCTTTGATTGCAGACCATTGAGCACTATCAAACGATCTAGTGCCTTTATTGTCGCCATAATATAAACCAGCATCTTTAGCACACATTCTTAATTCATTTACAGTTGTATTAACTCTACCTAAAATATACCAAGTGCCAGGTAAAGTGCCTATGGGTATCTCGTTAAAGTTGAGATATCTTTTCACCGCACCTGATTTGTTCAAAGCTTCATATTCTTTTTCTACACTATCGACTATACCTCTTCGTATAATTTGAGAGAAGTGATGAATAGCCTCACCAAATCGTCTAGTCTTTCTAAGTACAACTTTTCTACCTGGAAAATAAGTTGTAAAATATTTTGGATCTGCCCCATTCCATTTATATATACCTTGATCATCATCACCGGCTAAATAAATTCTTTTTACATTGGCACACATTTTATAAATTACAGACCATTGTAATGGTGTGAAGTCTTGAGCTTCGTCCAAAATTAAAATTTCTAACGGCGGAAAGTTAACTTCATCTATTGAGCGTTCAATCATGTCAGTAAAATCTATGAATGATTGTTTTTTGTACGTTTCGTAAGTATCTATCTTTCTTAAAAATATATCTAAGCTATCTCTTTTGTATGATTCTTTTTTATACACTAGCCTTGGATCCTCTAACATATTTCTAGCTTTGTCATAGATACCTAAAGACCAATCTTTGTATGTAAAATTGTCGTCTGATAAGCGCGCGTCAGATGTTTTAATTATTTTAGCCTGTAAGGCATAGTCCAACATACAATTTTTTGGATCAAAAACCTCTTCTTCAAAATATCTACGACAATACTTATGCAGTGTTTTAAATCTTTGAAAGTCATCATCTGTATATTGAGTAAAGGCAGCTAAAGCTCTGTCTCGAGCTGTATCGACTGCTTTATTTGTAAAAGAAATAAAAGCAATATCTTTTGGATGTACCCCTTTATTAAGATGACCCTTTAACACACGTTCTATTAATGTGTAAGTTTTACCTGTTCCAGGCGGTCCAAAAATCTTAATTGTTTTTTGGTGTATCTTTTTGTGCCTCTGGAGCTCTAAATTTTCCTGCATGATATTGTTCATCCATTTCACTAATTGAATCTTTTGGTTTTGCTTTCACTGCTTGATGGTTTACGAAGTCAGGCATTTCAACACACCAAACATTTTTTTCACCTTCGTGGTAATCCTTTCTCTCACAACCTAACAACCTAAGTGCATCAGCGGTTGTGTTAAAAACTTTGGTTGCACTTTTTTTTATAAATTTATCAAGAGTTAATTTTTTAAAATAACATAAATTAGACTTACTATCCAATACAACATACCCATCTTTCAATTTATCAAATTTATCCTGCTCTATGTGTGTTTCAAAAAAATTCTTTAATACAGAATAGCGTTCTTCTTCAAGCGTATCTGCATATGTGTGCTCTAGACTCTCCTCAGATTGTTCTACAATACCTTTCATCAAAAGCTCAAAAGGACTAGGACCTTTTCGTGGTTTTGGTAGTGTAAGCCAAAACACTCTGTGTCTTAAAAGCCTAACTCTAAAAGACTTTTCATCTTTCATATCTTCTGGTGTAATCGTTATATGTTGACCTTTATAATCAAATTCATACCAAATATTTTTCGTGTCTTGGATGTATTTTATATTGGTAAATTGTTCAATCACATCAGGTACAGCATCACCTATTCCAAGACTTCTAGTTTTGCATAAATCTTTATTACATATTGGTTGATATTCTGGATGTTTAGGAGGACACTGAAATGTATAGCCACCTTTTGATACCGACTTTGCTAAAGCAATGACTTCATTTGAAGATAGTGGTTGTAAGAAAATTTGATTATTTCTAGCTAATGCAATTTGTTCTAGTTGCTGCACAGATAAAGATGCATCTTTTTTGCTTTCTAAAACTAAAACATTAAATAAAAAATTGTTTCTATTATTACCACTCCAACCCTCTTGAATTAGTTTTTGCACACAAGGTGGATAATCCTTCCATTGTGACTCTGCCTCGTAGTCTTGAACTTTAAAATTAAAAAAATCCTCAGCTGCAATCATTTTTTCGTAAGCTATCTCTATAAACTTACCCACCAAGACTGGTGTATTATTGTCATCAAAAGCAAATTCCATTGATGCATTTACATTGTGATATGGCATATTAACAGCTTTATTGCACGGAAAAATCTCTTGCGCTAAAAAATACTGTTGGTTGATTTCATTTAATTTTCTAAGAACTTTGTCTGTGCTAGTAAAATCATTAAAGAATACAAATATATGTAAGCCACCAGATTTAGACTTAACTGGTACAAAAGGTAATTTATATTTTTTAATAATTTCAACATATTTTTTTTCAGAGTAATCTTTGTAATTATTAGGATCAACATCAATACACGCCCATTTGCATTTGTTGTCAACCTCTGGTTTTAGACCTAACCTAAGTTCACCCTTTAGATGTTTTTCCCATATGTCGCTGGTCACTGGTTCGTGAACAGTCATATACTGAGCAGACTTCTTCCCCCTCTCATCATCCTCCCCAGTTAGGGAGGACTTGAGATATTTAGAATTATCGCCCTCAAAGAGTGCAAATAATTTATCGTGCATTTAGAATGGTACGTCGTCTTTTACTTGTGGTTTTTCGACAGTAGCTTGTGGTTTTTCTGACTCAAAGTCTACTTTACCAAAAATGTCTGATTGCATAGCACTGCTATAAAAATCTTTAGTTAATTCTAAAGTTTTTTCTTGATTCGGTTTATTTAAAAAAGAATCAAATGCAACCTGCCAACCAATCCAAGAGCCTTTATTGTTAGATTCTTGTACAGAAATCAAACGATAGACAGTTGCCCAAGAAGGTGGTGTAAAAAAACCTTTTTTACCCTCTAGTCTTCTGCTCTGAATCATAGAATTCCACAACCTAGAAATTTTCTTTTGTGTAGATTTCATGGTGATTAAAGCTTGTTCAACAGGTTCATACTTATTGTTAAGTATGTAAACGAAATGATTACCTGTATCTTCTACATAATTACCATTTGATAGCCTGTCTTTACCATCATCTCCACGTTGTGTTTGTTTCATGATACCAGGATCTCTACTAATTTGAATTGGTCTTCCTGGACTTGCACCTCTGTCTGCCCATTCATTAAATGTATTAACATACAGACATGGCACTACTAAAATGCCCTCATTACCTTTGTAAAGACTACCAGTGATCTCATTATAAATGTCACCAACTCGTGCATCTTTATTAAATTTGCCATCATTTTGATTAGTGAATGGCGAGTTTGCATTGATAAGCTTTAAGATCGGTAGTTTAGTATCTTTTGCAGTAACATACTCACTACCCTGTCCTGCAAATTCTTCCAGTGCAGATACTGCACCGACTTCTTGTTTTTTTTTCATTGCTACTTCATTCATTGTTTACTCCTTTTCTTTAATGATTGTTTTGTTTGCAACATAAACTCCAAAAGTTTCCATAGGTATTTGTTTACCAGCTTCAATCTGCTCTCTTACAAAAGCTCTTAAAGTTGATGATTCTACTTTTTCTTTTTGAGTTACTCTGTCTGAACCAACTTGTCTTTTCAAATCCTCAAACACTTGTGTTGCCACATTGTCTTCTGATCTAATAAAACTAACTGTCAGATCGTTTTTAATAATGTCGCCAGCATTATTATTCCTTAGCCAAGTAAAGGCCTCAGATTTGTTTCTATCGGCGATCTTTGCATGATAACTAGGTCTTATTTTTACAGATGATCCATCTGCAAGTTTTAACTCAGATATACCTGCTTGTTGCATTAAGTCTGGAATTTGTTTTTCAGAATATAATCTTTCATCGTCTTTAAGTTTTTTTAAATCTTGTTCGACTTGTTCAATTTGTTTCTGAAGTTCCAATAACTCGTTGCAAGATTGTGCGATGTCTTTTGCGACACCTGTATCCACCCTTATGGAGGCAGATTCTTTTTCGAGGTCCATAAGAACTCCTTTCCATTTATCTTTTTAAATTTTTAAAATTGACTTGTCAACATTAATTTTATATAAAGTTATAATAGTATGGGATACATGTACAAAACCAAGCCTTATCAACATCAACGTGATGCATTGATAAAGGGAGCAGATCAATATAATTTTGCCTACTTTATGGAAATGGGTACAGGCAAAACAAAAGTCAGTATTGATAATGCAGCATATTTATATCAAGAGAAAAAAGTAAATGTAGTTCTTGTTGTCGCACCTAACTCAGTCTATCGAAACTGGCAAGATGAAATAAAAACACACAGTCCTGTTGATACAACTATTTATACACATAAACAAGATAAAAAATTCATAAAGAAACCAGGGCACTTAGCATTTTTTTTAATTAATGTAGAGTCTTTTTCAAGATCATCAGGCGCAAAAGCTGTAGAAAAAGTAATTGCAGAATATAAAGAAACTATGATGGTTGTTGTAGACGAGGCCACTACAATTAAAAATAGAACAGCAAAAAGAACGAAAACACTTACAAAGATCTGTCGTCCAATAAAATACAAAAGAATTCTTACTGGATCACCTGTAACAAAATCACCATTAGATTTATATAGTCAGTGCGGTTTTTTAAGCACAAGTTTGTTAGGGTATGAAAATTTTTATGTATTTAGAGCTAGATATTGTGTTATGAAAACAATCGGTTTACAACGGACAGGACGACAAGTATCATTACCTTTGTATTTTACAAATCTTGGCGAGTTAGAAACAAAACTAAAAAACTTTTCATTTAGAGTAAAAAAGGAGGATTGTTTGGATTTACCAGAAAAAATTTATACGAAACGTTATGTTGATTTAAAAGGAGACCAACTAACAGTTTATGATAATTTAAAAAGATATGCTCGGGCAGTCTTTGAAGATGAAGAGGCAACCTACACAAATAAACTGACAGAAATTTTAAAGTTACACCAAGTATGTTGTGGATATTTTGTGTCAGATGAAGGACTTAAAAGAGAAATAACTAATCCTAAACTAGAAGAATTACTTAATGTCATTGAAGAGTCAGATGGTAAAATTATTATATGGGCTAATTATATTTTTAACATAGAAAAAATTATTAATTTGTTAAAAGAAAAATTTGGTGAAGAATCAACAGTTGCTATATATGGTCAAGTTGGTGTTGAGGATCGAAAAAAGGCAGTTGATGATTTTCAAAACAATAGTAATGTGAGATTTTTTGTTGGTAATCCAACAACTGGTGGTTATGGATTAAATTTAACAGAGGCTAAAACTGTTGTGTATTTTAGTAATAATTACAACCTTGAAGTAAGACAACAATCAGAGGACAGGGCGCATAGGATAGGGCAAAAAAATAATGTCACATATGTCGATATAGTAACAAAAGGCACGATAGATGAGTTTATTTTGAAATCATTAAAAAAGAAGTTGCAGATATCTGCTCAAACTTTAGGTGAAGAAGTTTTAGAATTTTTATAGAACAACTCTACTCTTTTAAACCATTTTGTTTCATATTCTGCTATGTCAGCATCTGTCATTTTAAATCCCTGAAATAACAAATCTTTAGTACAAACACATATTAAACCTTGTTTTATAGGACCAAAGTTTTTTTTATGCGCAAGTGAATATGCAGCTATTTGATATTTATAATCCTCTATCCACTCATCTTTTTTTGGTTTGTTAGATTGTTTAAAGTCAATAACTGTTGGTAAGTTATCATAAACACCGATTAAATCAGAAGATCCTGCCCACAAATTTTCATAATTTAAGGTAACTTCAGTGCCATATACCTGACTAAACTTGTCAAGATTATCTACAATTTTATGTGCCATCATTCTTGGTAAACTACCCTCAGGCGAAAGGTTTATATAACCCACACCTTTGCAATATTGTTCTAAAATGTAATGCATTTCTGTTCCGCGCACAGCTGCTTGGTTCGTGATCCGTGAGGCTTGGTCATAACCGACCCGTTGCCTCCATAAGTTAAGTGCTTCTCTTTTTTCTTGGCTCTGTGTTTTAGATAATATAGTAGTTACAGAGGGTACTTTATGATCTCCAACATTGTATGTTCTACCGGTTGGATCATCGTTCCTAGTAAATTCGTTATAATTATATTTTTTGTTAATAATAAAATCTGTTACACAAAAGTCAGATTCATTTCTTATTATCTTCATCGTCAGGTGCATATAGATTGTTAAAGGTATTTTGCCAATCCATATAACTATCGTCGCTTTCTGCACAATGCATCCATTGACTTGGTATGAAATCAGGAGCCCCACTACCAGTCACCCACATTGCTGGTGAAGTAACTCTAATTCTATTATTTGGTAAAGCCACAATACAACCTTCCCAAGGACCGCTTGTTAATCTCAATATATGTGATTGCTTGTGTTGAGCAGGATCATCAGCTATTTCTGATTCTGTATAATCGATTGTCATATAATATTGACCTGTGTAAAACTCACCATCGATCTTACATAACCATGGACTTGATGATGTGCGATCATATTTTATTACAGCGTGATGGTGTGATGAACAATCCCATGGTTGTGCCAGATGAGTTTTAATGGGGGGAGGCATTTTATCTAATGGCTCATCTGCCACAAGAGCAGTGATAGGCATTCTTGCCCACATCGCTCCACCATGCGGATTTTCAAGTCTATTCTCTTCGTCTTCACAACCTGTGAATATGACCTGAAAACTTAAACAACGATCAGGAACAGTGTTTACTGCAATTACATTGGCGTGTAAAAACTCTCCGTGATACTTATTGTGATTATGTGTGAATTCTTTTCTTACCCATACCTTAAAATAGGGTATGTTACTGGTTAAGTATGGCATACCCCATAATAAGATTTAAATAAAAATTGGCAAGTTATTTTTTTAAAGATCCAGGACCCATTAATTTTTTTCTTCTTGCTATAAACTTAGATGTTCCTTTTTTATCATCCATTTTTACAAGCTTGTACCCTTTTTTCTTCGCAGCTGATCTCATTGCTGCTAGACCCATGCTAGCTGTAAGGACTTTTTTAGCCCCTCCTTTGGCATAACCTTTAGCCATTTTACCACCCATGGCTTTCATCATTTTGGCTCCACCTTTAGCGTAACCTTTTGATTTCATCATGCGACCACCCATGGCTTTCATCATTTTGGCTCCACCTTTAGCATAACCTTTCGTTTTCATTCGTCTTTTGACCATTTTTTTTCTCCTTAAGGTTTATTAGTTAACTTCGTTTATTTTAGTGTATTTTAGCCAGGTAGTAAACCATTAGAGGCACATTAAATCTCTCTGTATGAGCCTTAAAATCGGTCGTTTTTTGCCTAGTTTTTAAAAAAACTTGTGTTTATGAGCAAGAGAGTCAATAATCCAATTAAAGAAATCGCAAGTGCTGCATAGGCACAATACATTAAAAATTGTTCTCTTTCTTTTTTCTTTTGTGCAATTGCTGCTATTCTTTTTTTCTTAATATCTGTTCTGATTGCAACAAATTCACTCCATGCATTAGGTGCACCATATAACATAAACATTTCTCTTAACTGATTCTCCATGTCATGCACTTGTTTTAATTTAAAATATGTATCGAGAGCTTCTTCATTTGAAGAGGTAAACCATTTTGATTTTTCTTTTTTGTGCTCTTCTTCAACCACATTCATTTGCTTGACAAATTTTATTATTTGTCCTGACAAACTATGCAGCTCTTTTCCTACAGAAATACCAGATTTAATTGCTGCAAATGCTGAAGTTGCAATACTTATTGGGTCCATATGACAAGTCCTACTATTGTTACTATAATAGTGAGCATACCACTCATCATCCAAAATAACAACTTATCGACTTTAGCTCCAAGTTTATCTATGTCTTGATGCATATGTGCTAAGTGATTTTCTTTTATGTTAGTCACTTCTTTTTTTACACCTTGTATATGACCATACAGTGAAATTATATGTTCTTTTGTTGTTCTAGGTTCTGGCATTTTGACCTCTCTGTGTTAGCATCTGTCCTGTTGGGTCATTTGGAAATAACGCTTGATAAGTTAAAGGATTAGTAGTTTGTAATGACGAAATATTTGCAACAGGTGGTTGTTGCATTGTAGCTTGTGGCATTTGCTGTGTTTGAGGTTGTCTTACCATTTGATCTAAGTTTACCATACTTTGTGCTGCAACCTCATTATCTGCATCCTCAATCGCATCGTTTGTAGCTAGAGCTTGTATTGCACCTTTTGTTATTTCGTCATATTTTTTCTTATCTTCAAAGGACGAGTTTTCATATAAATAAACTTCTGGAAACATTCTTTTCTTGAGATTAGGTGGTAATAAATCAGTATTAAAAGATGTATCAGGTATTTTTGTCATCTTACTTTGCAAATATGTAGTAATTTGTTGTGCAGTTAATTTTGATGGATCTACTTGTTCCTCTTCATCATCTGCAAAATAATTAAATAGGATGCCAAGAGCTCTTCTTTTTGGAGGTGATAAATATTTACCTGCTGGTTGAAGAGGATCAATAAAAGGAAAATCTTTAACAGATCCTTTACCAAGTTTTGCAAGTCTCTCTTCAGGTGTATATAAATCTAATAATGCCCTAGCATATTTTGGATCAGCTAATAGACCACCGAACCCTCTTAACAACAAAGGTGTAAGAATTAAAGCACCCAAACCTGTTCCCATACCAACACCAATTCCTCCTAATGCTGTTCCAGCTCCAAATGCAGCTACACCGGTTAGTCCAACCCTTCTTGTTAAATATTTACTTGAATCACCAACACCTTGCGAATAATAAGTATCTATAACATCTAAAAAATCATCAATCAGTTTTACTTGTTTTTTACCGCGCTCACCTCCGCCAAATACAGTTTCTAGTTTTAGTCTACCTTGTGGATCTACTTGACCTTTTTGATTTAATAAACCAAGATTTTTTTTAACTTGATCTACACCTAAAAAACTTCCTAAATCAGTATCAGGTATATCTTTTTCAATAAATTTATCTAATCTTCCAATGTCACCCTCTATAGTTTCAAGCCCTTTTGCTTTTCTTTGTTGTAAAATATCAGGTGTTACACCTGCTTTTTGTAATATTTCATCAGCATATGTTGTTCGTAACATACCTTGTTCTTGTAATTTATTAATTGTTGTCATAGCCACAGCTTTTGCTTCATCAGGTTGCTTTTCAAAAGCTCTAAAAAACGAATCATATAAAAACCTAGAGCCTAATCTTTGCATAAATTTTTCTCCAGTTTTTTTAGCAGCACCTTTATCTGTAGCACCTACTAAAAATCTTAATTCGTTTACTGCTTCAGGTGTTCCTGTTTGTAATGTTTTAAAAATAACATCATCAAACATTCTACTTGGGTATTTTGTCATTTTACCTGGTATACCAAATAAAGAATTAGCAGTGAAAAGATATTCACCAAATTTTTGTAACTCTGTGGCTGTCATACTTTCAAATGGTTGTGTAACCACTGAATAAAATTGAAAAGCCTCATTTACACCATTTCCAAAGTCTGCAACTTTATTTGTTAATTCATTAATAAAATTTTGTCTTGCTGTTGCAGGGTCTGCAGCATTTGCAATAGCTGCTTCATTTTCATTAATAAGTTTTTTAATACCGGCAGAATTTTGCATAATATCGTCTTGTACATCTTTCATACCAACCGAACCTAAATCATAATCCATAGCACTTCTCATTTGCGTAGCTGCAGTAATTGCTGCTTTATTGTTAGGGGCATCCTTAGCAGTTTGATTTACTTGTCTTTTTAGTCCTAAAAACTCTAAAGGTGTTAAATAAGTCTTGTCATCAAATACACCTGAATCTGCAAATTTAAGGTACAATGCCATCATAGGGTTGTTTTTAATACTGCTTTTTCTTAATACAGGATCTTCTTCAAGATTTAAACGTTTAATAGATTGTTCTTCAATGTCAGCAAACACATCTGCAGCATTTTTTCTTAATTGAGCTGTAGGTATTATAGCAGGATTACCAAATTGTCTTGCTCTGTTAGCTAATGCTTCAAATTTTGTATCGATTAAATTTTGAAACTGTCTGTAATTATTGTTTAATACATCAAGAGCTTGATAACCTAATATTTGTGATGTTGTTACAGGTGCAAAATCTTGAGCAAATTTAAACATAGCTCCTGCTACTTTTTTTTCAGACTGTTCACGCAATCCTTTTGCCTTAGAACTTACTAAAGGTAAGATACCGATTGTTTCAAAATATGTTTTAGAAAAAGCACCCAAACCCTCTTTTTCTTTTGCAAGTTGTCCTACATTTAAGGGTATTCCTTTTTCTGCAGCTAAATCACCTATACGTTTAGCATCATCACCTTTTGTGCCCGTTAATCCTTTTGCAAATGCTTTTGCCACTATACCACCTAATTGAAACATAGCAGTCATTCCACCACCCCACAGTAAAGAATCCTCTATTGCCTCAACAGCATATGCAGAGACACGTTCTTCTGGAGTAAACCTTTCGTTTATTACTTTATCAGACACATCAGCTAAATCATAGCTTATCTCTTTTGCTAAATTTTTGTCTAAACTATTTACAGCATCAAATGCTAACGATCCAGCTCCTGCTCCTAATGCACCACCTCCGATAGATTTAAGCTCAGTTTGTGTTGCTTGAGTAAGACCTAATTTAAAACTGTCTTTTACTTTAGCTGCAGTATTCTCTAATAAACCAACAGTTCTTCCAAACAATCTGCCGGCTAAACCAAATCTTTTAACAAGAGGTAACTTCATTAAAACTTTAGAAAATTTATTTGCAGCCTTCGGAAACTCATTGGCATAATTTGGACCAAATCTTTTGGCAGGATTAGCTATAAAAGCATTTATTAATTTTTGTCTGTCCATTAAGTAAGGTATGAAAGTTCCAACAACCTCACCTGTTGTTTGAAATCCTGTTCTATCTGTTAAAACTTGACCAATAGGAGTTGATATACCTGGCACTGTAGATTCTTCTTGCTCAATTTTTTTTGCAAGTTCTCTTCTACCTTCAACTCTTTCTCTAGCTAATTCACTTAAACCTGAGTAACCTTTCAAAGTGCCGTCTTTAAAAGCTTGATCTATAACAGTAGCTTCTTCCTGATTTAATTGTGATGGGTCAAATCTTTTTTCATCTATTGCTTTTTGTAAGTCTTCTATCTTCATTCTAGTATGCTCTTATTAAGATCTAGTTTTTCTATTTTTTCTTTAGTGCTTTTTTGTTGCTCCTCTTTTACTTCAGGTGCAACAAATCCTTGCATTCTTTGCATTCTTTTTTTACGGCTTTCTTGCAATTTTTTAATTATTGGAATATCACCAAAATCTTCAGCGACTTTACTGGCATTACCACCTATATCCTCAAGATCTTTAAGCCTTTTAATTAATGTTCCGTTAAGTTGTCTACCCAACTCTTCATAATTCGAAATTATTTTTTCTGATGATTTTAAAAGACCAAATATTTGGGTACGTTGTCCTGCATCTTTAACGTCTGCAACTGTCAGTCTATCTTGACCTTTGTTTGCATTAGCAATGATATACTTCATTCTTGTTTCTATGATTCTCAATTTTGATAAAGCATCAATGACAACTTTATCCTCTGGATCTAAACCTCTTGCCCTAGCTGCTTTCATTATATTTTCTTTATTTAAAGCGTCTTCAATATCTTTATTAAGCATAGCTTGAATCTCGTCAGCTTGGGCTGGTTCAGAATTAAATTGTACAAAAGCGTTTAAACCATCAAAATTATCTGAATAACTTATTAAATCGGTAAATACCTGTTCACCTTCACCAAATCCAAAATCTCTAAAAACACCTGCAAAATTGGTTGTAAAATCTAAAATTTGACCTTTTGTTCCAAAAAATTCTTTGCCACCAGGTAAAGCAGCAATTTTAGCTATCTCTTGTTCAAATTTGATACCTTGATAAAGAGAATTTATTTGATCCATGATTTTACCTTTTTGCGATTGATTACCTTTAACATCAACTGGTGTTAACAAGGACATATCACCTTGGTAAGGCAAATATTGAGTGGTAAATGCTGTAGATCCATCCGGTCTTTGCATCGGAATACTTTGTTGAATCATCGGTTGTCCGAATTTATTATCTCCGATTTTTACTATTTTTTTTGAGTTTGGAAACAATCCCATAGGGTCTGGTGCTAAATAATATTCTTGGTTTTCAGTTGAATTAATTTTTGCAAAATGATCATCTTTTAATTTTTGTAATTCAAGGTTGTATTCATCTCTTGTTTTGAAATAATCTAGAAGTCTCTTTTTATAATCCTCAGTGTTTTGGTATTTACTTTTTTCAAAATCAGACATTCTAGTAATTTTATCTTTTATTGAGTCTACAGTAAAAGTGTCAACAGAGTCATTGAGAGCTTGTTCGTATTCTAAATATTGATCCACAAGTGCTTTATTTTTTTGTCTCTCATTCATATCAATTGCCATAATATCATCGGCCAGTGGTTCGGTTGACTGTCCTAAAACATCAAAAAAACCATTTATACCAGCTTGTGCTGTCTTACCAGTCATCATTCTAGAAGCCCATTTTAATAGAGCTAAATCCCTATACATTTTAGATGAGTTATCGTCACCTATCATAGCTTTATACTTTGCTTTGTACTCTTCAAATGATTGCTTAGAGTCTTTTTTATCTTGTATAAATTTTTCATATTCATCTATTGCTTTTTGAGAGTTACTAAAATCTCTCTCTGTTTTACTTAAGGCAAAATTAATATCAGGCAAATCTAGCGGATCTGTTGAAACTGACCCTGCTTTTTTCTTATCACCCATGGGGTTATCTTTGGTTATTAAAAGATCTTTAGCAGCATCTGATGCATCGCCAATATTTAAAACAACGTTGTCTTTAATTGTTTCAACAATTTTGTCTTTATTTATTTTAAATTCAGGATCATCATTATTTGCAAATTCATCAAGATTTTCTGCATTATTTATTCTTTTAGTGTATAAATCTTCTGTTTTTTGTACATTATCATTTACTAAACCAGTTTTAGTAAGTTGTTCAGCTTCAATTTTTTGCATTTCTTCATCTAAATTTTCTTGTGCAATAGCATCCATTTGTGATCCTGGAGGTGTTCTATCACCAAAAATATTTTGCAATTGTTGGTCTGCAGCCATGGCAGTATTTTCATTTTGATCTGCAAGGACATTAGCACCAAAAGGTAAACCCGCACCTACAATAGCACTTTTGATTGGGTTACGGCCAACAACGTCTGCACCTGGTATTTTTGCTGCTTTTTGTGCAAGCGATTCTATACCTTTACCTACTTTTTTACCTGTTTCTTTAAAAAATGGCACACCTTTTTTTTCAAAAGCTTCTTTTGCTCCACGAAAAGATCCAGGAATAAAAGGTGCACTTAAACCTATTTCACTAAGACCAGTTAAAGTTTTATCTCTATCACCCTCAATTAAACCTGTGCCAACATCATATGCACCTTTTCCTGCCCCCACTGTTTCAAGTCCTAAAATACCTGCACCACCTAACCTTGTTCTTGCTGCTGCACTTAAAGCGTTAAATACTGGTTTTACAGTATATCTTGCAGTTGTTGCTATAAGATTACCTAAAAGATGTCCTGGCACCTGATTCGTGGCTATTTGGTATTTGTGTCTGAAGAGTTTACGTTTAAGAACTTTACTCATTATCTTGATCCTGTAATACCAGAACCTGCAAGTACATCAAAAGCTTTATATGCTCCAACACCCGCACCTAAAGCTTGAGCGAATGGATTGACTCCAGGACCTGTACCAGCTGTTACCTGTGACGCAGCTGTTGGTAAAGCTGTCATGATACCTTTTTGAAACTCTATTCTTTGGAATGGCTCATAAGCTCTAGCTACTTCTGTTTGTCTTTCAGCAGTCAACGCTCTTTCTGCAATATCTCTTTGTATTGCACCTGCTTGTAATTGACTTTGTATGTCTCTTTGCTGCATAGCTTGTTGTTGTTGTGCAGCTGATTGAAGTGCTTGTGCTTGATTCATCAATGCACTTTGTTGAAACGCTTGTTGTTGTTGTGCTGCACCTAATGCAGTTTGAAAACCTTGACCTCTTAGTTGTCCGATTGTTTGTAATCGTGCTCTTTCTTGTTCTGCTCTTTGTACACCCTCTCGACCTCCACCAAAAGCACCTGCACCAACAGCTTGTGCTGATAGTTGGTTTTGTTGTATTTCGGCTTGTCTATTTATTTCATCTATTGCGTATCTTTCGTAAGGATTAAAAAAAGCATTTATGTCAGGCATTTGCATAGCAGCTGCACCAGCTTGATTAATAGCAGCAATACCTCTATCGAGTGTTGGCAAACCAACACCAGCTGTTCCAGCAATGTTAAAACCTTGTTGCTCTAAGGGAGAAGGTCCTGCTGTCTGATATTGTGGAACAGCTATAGGTTGTTTAGATAATTCAATTGCCTCATCATATAATGCTAATTTTCTAGCTTCTATCTCTGGAGCTTCTCTTGTTATTTGAGTTGTTTTCTCCGGTGCAGACGGAGCAGGAGCAGGAGCTGGACCGCCACCTCCACCACCACCTAAGAAGCCTCTTAAACCAGTTGTTGGATTTTTTTTACCTAATCCACCTACTCTTTGCAAAAGTTGTGCTTCAAATTTATTTATGTGTGCTAATTCTGTATCTTCTTCTTCGCCACAAGAAGCAATATCTTTATACAATAATTTGTATAACCAAATTTTAAATTTTACTGGGAATAGTTTAAGTAGCCACTTCATAAAAATATCCTGTCTTTTTAAATTTTAAATTATTATTTTTTATAACTTTATCCCAACCTTTTCTGCCTATTATTTCTAAATCATCACATTCTAATTTTTTTGCATATTTAATAAAAAATATTTCAATATCTCTTACATATTTTATTACCTTACTTCCACCACAAAACAAAATACCTAAAACTGTTTTGGCTGGATAGAAAACTTTTTGCACTACATACGCTGCACAAATTTTTTTATTTTCTAAAATCAAAAACATAGTCATAGTGCCTTGTTTTAATAATTTATATGTGGAGTCTAAGGTATGTCTGCCATGTGATTGAACAACCACTTTTTGAATCCAATATTTAACTTTATCCCAAAACACATCTATGCACTCAACGTCAACTTGTTTTATTTCCATCATTTACGATATCATAAATTCTTTTAAACTGATCTTGTTGTTTATAAAAATAAGCAGCACCTTTACTTCTCATATCTTTAAAATCTTCTGGGTTTGCACCAGACATAATACCCGCACCTAAAACAGCATCTGCTCTTGAAACAAACTCGCCGTCTGCAAGTTGTGCTAACATTGTATCTTCATCTTTGTCACCATTACCCGAACCATCTTCTACATAACCATGAGCTCTTACATAATTATTATGATCATTTTCATTATGATCAGTTTTACTTGGGAGATAGTTAACACCACCTTCTCTATACTTTGGTATTGCATTTACTATACCGCCTTGCGCTAATGCATAACGTGGTGATTGAAAATCATATAACGCTTGTTGCTGTCCTGCTGGCTCCGTGGGTGCACGTTGTGTAATTCCTGACAAATTTTCTCTTGCTTTTGTATAAGCCATAGCATAATCCTCTTCTGAATATGGAGATGCCTCAGCCATTTGTTCTTGTGGTGTTTTGGGAGGACTTGCCCCAAAACTTGATCCTAACTGTCCAGCAGCAGAACCTATACCCACTGCTTGCATTGTTGTTAAAGGTGCTGTGGCTGTTTGAACAGCTGTCTCTGTCCCTGCTCCAAAACCAATGTTTTTAGCAACCTCTGGTGTAATATTTGTACCTGGAACTACACTGCCTGCTGCTCCACCGCCTAAACCAGCTGCTCTAAATAATCCACCACCTACACCGGCAAACAACGCACCAAGTCCCATAGATTTTAAAACATTTCTAGATGATTCCCCTCTTGCGATTGCTGATATTCCTCCTATACCAGCACCGATTGCTATCGGTAATAATAAGCCTTGTAACATGAATACTCCTAAAGTTATAACTTAATGTTTATTTTACTCTGATTTACTAGGCTTTTCAACTCCTTGCTCGTTCATTTCATCGTAAAGTCTACCAGTATACTGAAACTCACCGACATGAGTTATATAACTCATAATATAACAATACAGTTTACCACCAATATTTGACCATAATCTACAAAAAGCAAAGTCCTCACCTAAATATCTTTTTGTTTCTGGATCATAATAGGTATCAAAAAAATTATAAAAATGTGGTCGATCCATACATTTACCATCAATTGTTGTCTTTTGTATTATTTGCTTGTCAGGATATTCTTTTATTAATTTTGTAAATACATCTCTTTTTATTAACATACAACCTGTAGGACAATGTGTTGCCTCAATGACACCTTTGTCTATTTTAATGTTTTGATTATCGTCTTTTATGAGTAATGGATACTGATGTATGTGATGCTGACAATCATCGTCTTTCTTAATAAAACCAGATTTAATTTTTTGCATTAATGTATCCCATTGTGCAGTTTTCATCGGATAAGGTATTGATATTATATCTTTATCTAATTCAATTAATCTAAATATAGCCTCAGGATCAAAAGCTATATCTGAATCAACAAATAACATATGCGTAAAATCTGTATTTAAAAAATAACTTACGCAAAGATTTCTACCTTGTGTTATTAAAGATGACTTCATCATCTGAAACATAATTCTCATATTACGTTTCATGCATTCTTTTTGTAACTCCAACATAGTTTGAGCATAGTGCATTGATACATCACTATGAACTGGTGTCGCTACAAACAAACTAACAGGACGTTCTTCTTTCAACCAAATAGGTTTATTGTTTTGCATCTAATATGCCTGTGAGAAAATTAGTCCACTCCAAGGCTTTTTTATCCCAGGAATAAAATCTTTTTACATATTTTTGTTGTTCATCTAAATGTTCTTGAATGACTGGCTCGTGTAGCGTGTTCCGACAAATCTTGATACCCTCTGCAAATTGATGTGCTAAGTTTACTAAATTAGTTTCATAGTTTATGTATACAGGAAACTCTGCTCCTGTTTCAAACAAAGCACCATAGTTAGTTGTCATGCAATATAAACCAGCAGCCATCGATTCCAGTAAAGATATACATGAAGTTTCTTCCCAAATACTTGGGTAAGCAAACATGTGATAATATGGCAATTTACTTAAAATAAAATCATTACTTCTATAACCAAGATAATTTACATTTTTTAATGTCTTAGCTTGATCGTAAAGATCCTGATACTTATCATCGTTTTCCTTTTTAAATTCTTTTCCGTATATTTCACAACTACTATACACATCTAATTCAACATTCTCTTTTTCTAGTAATTGCATGGTGGCAAGTAAAACATTTAGACCTCTCCAAGGAGTTGGGTGAAATATCATGCGAAGTCTATCTCCTTTTGTAAAAACTTTTCTTTGTGGAAAATTAGTTACACCATTTTTTATGACATGACATCTATCAGTAGGTATATCAAAATGATATCTAAACTTTTCGTAATTCCAACTAGAATTAAAAACATACCAATCATATTTTTGATGATTGGATTGCTCCTTAAACCAAGGAACAATATTAGGTTGATCGTAACTATTTTTTTGCCATAGTATATTTATTTTATCTTGAGCAAGAGGTATTTTTTCTGGAACTGACGTGCAAATCTGGAATTGTTCAAGTATTTTTTTATCAACAAAACTTGTCAAAAAGTTTTCTTGTAATTCAGTCCCACCTAATGGTGTCAATCTGTTTCTCCATCCAGTGATAACTCAGGGACGATAATGTTAACGTCCCGCTGTATGTCACTTTCAGTTGTGTCAGTTGAGGCGTCTTCAATATCTTTTTTGACTTCAGCTTCATCCTTATAAACCTTACCAGTTTTTTTGTTTGTGATTTTTACTTCAGATTTGCAGTGTATTATATCCATATCTAAAATTACCTAATTTATATAAAAATGCAAATAATTTATCCGTTTTCCTGTGAACGATCAAGTAACGCATACGACACTATACCTTGTATTTCATCAGCAGTGCCAGCTGTCATTTTCAAAATGTCACCCTCTTCTAATACAAGTGTTTGTGAAATAATTTGTCGTGTTGTATTTGCTGCAATTGCAGCATTGTCTATTCTAAATGTTGCAGATGCACTAGTGTCTGTAACCTGAGTCGCTAAATTAACTGCAGAACCACTTGAACCATTGTGAGCCTGGATTTGTTTAACTAAACAACGACCATTAGCTGGAGCTGTCAGTACACTTGTTGTGCCTGTAGTTGTTAGTGAAAACCCTTGATTTTTATATTGTATTGTCATTAGCTCATAAAAAAGTTAAAGGCATCTTGTTCATTTTTCAAATCATTCTGATATGCAAAGTTCAATTGATTTACCAACGTTTCAATACCATAAGTTATCTGTCTCTGGTTTTGCACCACATAATCTTCGTTTAGTTCAGGTATAAGTATATTTATTTTAGCCAACTTTTCTCGCTTTCTTTAAAGATTCTTTTGCTTTTTTAGCTATGCTTACAACTTGACTTTTGCCCATGACTTTTGCCCGTTGTTCCATTACAGTCAGAATTTGTATTTTACGCGCATAAGGTTTGTTAATTTTTTTTACTTTTGCCACTGTTTTTCTAGCATCAGTCGGTGTTGCAAATTTAATACTTACAGTATCCTTGGGGTTTTCATCTGTATACAAACGTCTGCCACTACCTTTCGGCTTTTTACCTGTACCCACTTTTGGATCTTTTTTTTTCATCGTCTTCCATCTGGTTGTACATCAGCTCTAAATGCTCCAAATCTCCAAGATTCATCAGTTGATGTATTTTCTATTTTAAGTGATGCTAACCTACCCCTAGCCCTTGTGTCAACTTTTTTTGTGCTTGACGTAACTGTAAATGGTCCGAGCGGTGAAGATGCCTCTGTTTCTGATGGAAAATCTTTTAAATTTATCGTGACACGTGCATTACCATCAAGCTTGCCAAAATCAGGTATAAATCTTCTTATTTTAGTAAAAAATTCACCGGCTGTTCCTTCCATAGTCATTTCAAAATCACCTGACTCAATAAAAGCATTTATCGCAGTTTTATTACCTAGGACATCTAGTTGATTGTTGCCTGTTTCATGTTTGTATAATATAGCTGCCCCAAACTCATTCGTAATACCATTGATAGATACAGAGGGTAAACCTGTTGCATTGTATTCTGTTGCATATGGATTATCTAATACATACTTATCACTATAGGCAGTTCGAGCTAAAGAACTTGTTGTCCACAAAGCTTCTCTATAATTTAATGTTACACATCGATCTATTTGAGTTGATCCATCTTTACAGTAGAACCAATTTATTTCAGTAAATAAAGTATTATAGCCTGCAAAGACTTGTTCACTTTGACCAAAGTTAAATCCTAAATCATCTGACGTTTGAGTAGTAAATACAAAATCTTCAACAGAGCAAGTTATTTTTTTTACTGAACCACCATCGTAAGCATAAAAACCACCAGACTTACCCATCCAATACATAATACCATCCACATGCACTAATGAGTGTTGTGACATGGCTCCACAGTTTGAACCAACTTGTCTTATTGAAAACGTAAATGGAGGACCAACAAATTGCATAATATAAGCAGAGGTGTCTGTCACAATAAATATATAGTCTTTACCTCGTGCTGCACTTACAATTTTTGAACCACTATCTAATTGAAATGTTCCTGCAGTGTTAGTCGAAACAGGTACATAATCTGTTCTATCTTCTTGATCTGAAAAACGAATAAACATTTTATCTTGTGTGTTAATAGACCCAATCGTTGTTTCTGTGCCTAAATGAATTAGATGTCTATCTGTGTCTGATACAATTGTCATCACACTTGCTGTTGGATTTGTGGTCACAGCAGTTGCTCTTGTGGTTACACCGCTTGTTGGATTCCATTCAAACGTGCCACCATTTTTAATTGTTGCTATAAGTATTGTGCCATAATTATCTAATGACCAATTACCTGGTTCTAAACTTGTAGCTGAAGCTGAGGTTGCTGAACCCCAAGCAGTAGAACCATTCCAAGTTCCTGTACCCCACCCAAAACCAAGAGT